GGTAGTACTGTTACTTACATAGGCCAACTAATGTGGCCGCAAACCCGTCCCTCCCGTCCCGAGGCGCAGAAAACCGCCATTCCTTCCCGTCCCCAACCCGTCCCGGATTTTTGCAAACCCGTCCCGGAGGTGGTGAACCCGTCCCGAATGGCAGTTTTCCGTCAATCGTCATCAAAGACGCCGGGTAAGTCGTCCGCATCGAGGTTATGAGAGCCGACTTGTTTGTCTGGCGTGAGGTCGATTGTGACTTCGGGTTGATGCTCGACTTGCTCATGAGGATTAGAGGAGTTGCCCGCCAAGTTTAGCTGGCGCAGTGCATCCAAGTGTAGTTGGTTGACGTTGACTTGGACCGCTGCGGTTGGCTTGGCTTGGAACTTCTCTGGTGCGGTAACGCCGGCCAACCATTTGCGCGTCTCGATCTTTAGCCTGTCAGCATGGGCCGTGGTGTTGTCCGATGCGTCGGCAATGTCGAGGCACTCGTCGGCCCACTGGTCAGCCGCAATTGCCCGAGCCTGCTTGAACCGCTCTTCACGGTCAGGGTCTTTTTTGATCCAATGATACAGCGAAAGGTTGCTGATCTTTAGATCACGAGCGAGGCCAGCCATAGTCATGCCTGACGCAATCTTCTCCAGCAATACGGTTTCGCCGACCTTATCCAAGTTTGATGCGATGGTGCGGCGCTTGATATGTCCAGCCATAAATCCTCGTCTGAAAATAGATTTTGAAAAAACGAATGATTTCGTTTCCTGACAAATTTTAAACTGTTACCAGTTTTTTGGAAATCCCCGTTACGCGCGCACGCGCCTACGCGCCCGCGCGCACCTGCGCAAGCGCGCGCACGCATGCGCGCACGCCCGCGCGCGTTGTTATAAAGCAAAACCGCACAAGCCGGCCAAAGCCGCTAAGGGTGAACGGGATTGACAACCAAATCGGGTGGATTGCGAAAGCCAAGGGGACAAAAGGCCAATAGATAGCGGGAAGCCCTCTAAAAGCCATTTTAAAGGCCCTTACAGCACGATTTGCTTGTTTTGGGTATACAGCACCCGATTGCATCGCCTTTGCCCTCTAGAGGCTTTTAAATCGCCCCTTTATTGCAGGCAGGCTAGGCGCGTTGCGGCATGGCCTAAAGGCTATGATAGCCGGGCATAAAAAAAGGGCGGCACAATGGCCGCCCGGATTTAGATTTGTTTGTTGCCGGCTATCGCAACAGCAATTGCACAAGCCTTTCGATAGTTTCCCTAATGGGAACCGCGCCACTTTCATATTGCCTAATCATTCGGCTTGAGTTTAGGCCCAAGGCTTCAGCCATTTGCTCTTGCGTCAAGCCAAGCTTTAGCCGCGCGGCTTTGAATTGCTCTCTATCCATTAAGCTTGCCCTTTCCCTCACAGAGCATGGCCAGCAAGGCCGCGTTGATTGCCTGTACGTGATCAAGGGCAATCCCCTTGCGCTTGGCTTGTGCCTTTAGCAAAGCCGCACGCGATAGCGTTTCCGCTGCTAAATTGTCGGCAATCGCTTGAATTGCCTCTTTGTCTAGTGCCATCGTAAATCCTTTCCCTTTTATGCGGCTAGTGCAATTTGTTCGGCTTTGCGCTTCGCCGCGCCATGCGCCGGAAAGCCGATTATTGCTTTGCGGTTTGCAACGGCGCAAAGGCCGCAACGCGCGCAATCCATATCGTCGGATATTGTCGCCGGGCAAATGGCAACGGCGCGCCCCTCGGGCGTTTTTGTCGCGGTTTTTTGCTCCGCCGGCAAAACAACAACAACCGGCGCGATTTGCAACGCGGCTAGTCTATCCGCGTGCGCCAAGTTATTCGCAGAAAGATTAATTGTAAAACCGGCCTTATTTGAGGCTAGAATAGCCAATTGATCCGCCATATCGCGCAAGGGCTTGTGCGTATACGTAAAGCCGCGCTTGCCCTTGTTTGCATTTACCAATTGATCAAGCGCGGTAAAACTAATTGCGTCGCCGTCGCCCGGCAAATCGCCCGATTGATTATGTCGCCATAGCGTGCCTTTGGGCAATTTAGCTATTTCATCAAGCGCGGCCTGCCATGCCATGCCGGCCTTTCTTTCCGTTACTTTGCGCCAAAACAGGCCGAGCGGTCCGTTGTCGGCATAACAACCGTTTTTCTTTAGCGGGCAAGCCTCCGGGCAAGTTTCCGCGCTTGTTGTTGTCACCGGGATAGGCCCGGTTTTTGCGTTGCGTGAAACGCGCGTAAAAGCGATTTGATAGGACATAGTTTCCCCCTTTAATTGCCGCGAAAACGCGGGCTTGTTTCGACATACTTAATAAAAGCTTCGGGCGGCAATTCCATTGCGTGCTTCAATTCCGCCCATTGCGCTTTGCTAGGCCCAAAATAGCCGCTGCTTTCCGGCGCGATTTGATCCGTCAAAACGCGTTTGTTTGTATCATCAAGAATGAACAGGCCGTTGCGCTCCGGACCAATAAGGCCGAACGCGTCATAGGCGCCGGCAATCCCGACAATATATTCGGTCCCATTAATCCGCCGGCGACGCATTGCGCCGTCGGCATAAAGATATTGGCCTATTCTGTTTTGCAATCCGCTGGCCATTAACAAGCCCTTTCCGATTTATGATCCATGTAAACGTCAACAACCGCGTCTAAATCATCCAAATGATAGTAAGCCGCGCCGTTAAATTCCGATGCAATCGGGCATTCACGCAAAACCGCGTCTAAATCGCGCGGCGCAACGCCATTGCGTGACAAATAGTTGTAGGCATTGCGTTGATAGAGGGCGATTTTATCGGCCATTGTTGTATCCCTTGATTGCGTCAACAACACCGTAAACGCCAATTGCTAGGCCGGCCATGATCAGCAAATACATTGCAGCGTAAATCATTGGTTAATTCCCTCTAGGCTTGATTGCCTGTGCGCCTAATGCGGCTATCATAGCCGGATTGCAATAGGCTATCGTTTCCGGTTTGGTGCAATCATTGAACCAAAATGAATAGGCTATCGTTTCCGTTTAGGGGCTTTGCGGCACGCCGCCGCAAAGGGCGCAAATCGTGCGCCTTTGAACCGATTTGTTCCAAAACTAATACACTGTGACACCCAAAAAACGGCAGAAAACCGTGGGTTTTGACGCGTGCGCTCGCGCGCGCAGGCGCGCGTACGCCCCCACGGGGGTGCGCGCACGGGGGGCGCGTGCGTGTACAACTGGACATACACCAAAAATTCTGACCCCTCCCCCGGCCCCCCTTAATTTTTGGTGCCTTCTTCCAAAAATTTTATAAATTTTTCGCTTGCCAACCTGTAACATTACATTGTAACAGCGAAACACCATCAAAAACGGGAGAAATACGTTGGCTGTTTTCGGTTACACCCGCGTCTCGACGGAAGATCAGATCGAGAATACATCTTTGGAGGACCAAGCCCGCCAAATTCAGGGCATCGCCCTCACGCATAATCTGGAACTGGACCACATCTATGAAGAGCGTGGCGTGTCTGGCGGCGTTCCATTGCTGCGCCGAGAAGAAGGCTGCAAGCTGGCGTTCCTCCGGCCCGGCGACACCGTCATCGTCTCCAAGCTAGATCGTATGTTCCGCGATGCGAGAGATGCGCTCAACGTGATCGCCGACTGGGAGACGGCCAACATCAATCTGATTATCAACGGCTATGGCAATGTGATGGACAAGTCCAATCCCAATGGAAGGTTCATGCTTGAGATCATGGCCGTGTTCGCCGGCGAAGAGCGCCGCCGGATCAGAGAGCGCGTCACCGCCGGCAAGCGGGCCAAGAAGGCGCAGGGCGGATATGTCGGAGGCAAGGTTCCGTTCGGGTTCAGCAAAGTCGGCGCAGGACGCAAGGCCAAGCTGAAGCCCGACCTCATCGCGCAAGATGCGCTAATCACCATGAAAGCCGCACGCGTTAAAGGCCATAGCTACCGCGATATTGCCATTATCGTTGCAAAGCGTCATGGTATCACAGTCAGTCACCAGACAGTCGCACGCGTAATCCGGGGAGATAAGAATGACCAAATCTGAGCCGAACTTCTTTCTGGAGTTCCTGAAGAAATACAGGGACGATCCCGCCGGGTTCGTGCGCGATATTCTGCGCACCAAGCCGGACCCGTGGCAGGTGAAGTTCCTAGAGGCGATCAGCCAAGGCCATCGCAGGATCAGCGTTCGCTCCGGCCACGGTGTCGGCAAATCGACAGCCGCATCATGGGCCATGCTTCATTACTTCTTGACGCGCTACCCGGTGAAGGTGGTCGTGACTGCGCCGACATCCGCACAGTTGTTCGACGCGATGTTCGCGGAACTGAAGCGATGGGTGAACGAACTGCCCGAAGTGCTGAAAGTCCTGATCGAAGTCAAAGCTGATCGTATCGAATTGAAGGCCGCACCTAGTGAAGCATTTATCTCAGCGCGTACTAGCCGCGCCGAAACGCCGGAAGCGTTACAGGGCATCCACGCCGACAACGTATTGCTTGTGGCCGACGAAGCCTCAGGTATTCCAGAAAGCGTGTTCGAAGCCGCATCCGGTTCTATGTCGGGTCATAACGCTACGACGCTCCTACTTGGCAACCCAACGCGAAATAGCGGTCTATTTTACGATACCCACAACCGCCTTAAAGGGGAGTGGAAGAC